TGCCCTACCGATATCCCGTCATTGCGGCAGCGCCACTGGGCGCGACATGTCGCCTGCGTCCTGGCAGGCAGGGAGGCCGACGCATACAAACATCTCGAGGCGATAGGCCGCACGTACTCCGCATACTCCGACAACCTCACAGTGGGCATCGCGCAGGTGGCGCGTTATGACGCCGTGGTCGCCGCGGAGACGGCACGGCTCAACGATCTTCGCGTGTTGGGTCTCGGCGTCGATGCGCCGACGCATGTAGACAGTACCGTCATAGCGGCGACGCCGCCGACGGCAACGCCCGTGGCGGCAACGCCATTGCTCACGGCGGACGAGTTACTAGACGTATCAACACCCGTTAGTAATTGCAATGGCAACATATCTACGCCCATTGCGGCCACGCCCGCGGCACCCGCCCTGCCGGAGTACACCACCGCCGGAGGCGCACTGCCCGCAGCCACTAGCGACGACGGCATAACGCCCGATGGCGTCGTCGCCCAGGCGCACACTACAGCGGCCATGCCGCCAGTGCCGCCGTCGCCAGTGGCTGCCACGCCTGCGGGCGCCACGCCTGCACCGGCCACGTGGCTCGCCTCCAACGGCCGTTCCTACCCCGTCCACCGACGTTCCTACCCCGTCCACCGACGAAAAATCGCCAAGGTACCCCCCGTTACCCCCCAAGGGGCACGGGGCGAAACCACGACGGGCGTCATTTCTGGATATACGTCCGGGGCAACGCATGGAGGTGATGGTATATGATAGAAGAATTGCCTACGGTGTCTCCTGGTTCGAGTCCTCACGACGTATTTTTTGAGTATCGTTGTGGTGTTTGTGAGAAGTTTCGCTTTGGTCTTTGCGTGAAGGACAGCACCCGTGGTGTTGTTTCGTCGTGGTATCCGTCTTGTGGGGCTTATAGTGAGAAAGCAAGGGTGTCGCCATGATGTTGAAGGATTCGAACGGTTATCCGGTGGGCTTACCGACGTTGGCGGGTCCGGTGGCTTTGACGGGCACGGGGACGAGCCGGACGTTGTCTCAGTTGTACGCGACGGCGGGGAAGACGTTGGGGTCGTCGACGATTCAGATTGATATCATCGTGCCTAATGGGGTACTGGTGAATTGGGATTACGCGGCGGCAGGCGCGACGAGCGGCAGCCCGGTGTTGAGTGGTGACACATATACTCAGACGGACGTGTCCTCGAAGTTGTCGTCGTTGTCGCTGTTATTCGGCAACGGATCTGTGATTTGGATTGTGGAGAAAGGTTAACATGCAACCAACGCATCCGAGCAACATTGCCCTCACGGGCGCCAACGGGAACGTGCAGGGTTCGACGATTGTTGCGTTGACGACTTCGCTTCAGCTTACATCGGCGAATGATGGGGATGTTTTCAGCAATCAATCGGCGGGTGGCGCGCTGGGGCCGCTGCTGCCTTTAGGTAGCGGGTTGCGGACGGGTTATCGGGTGGGCTTCTGGGGGAACAACGCGACGTACGGTCTGACCGTGAACGTGGCCGCTGGCAGCGGGAACCTGATTTACTACTACTCGTCGAGTGGGGTTTCGTCGGTTAGTTGTGCCGCGAACAGCCAGCTTTTATACTTCACATGGCTTGGGACATATTGGGAGGCGACAATATAATGCAGATCACATTCGATGGCAATAATCATGTTGTGCAACCGCCGCCCGCTCCAGAATCGCTTGCGTTTTTGGATTGGTCTGAATCGCTTGTGGCCGCAGGAAGATACCCTACGACAGTTTGGAGAGTTGAAAATGAACATCACCGTGAGTATCAACCTATCCCCCGCTGACGAGACGGCATTTGAGTCGTTGACGGCCCCGACGGATCGCCAGACATTCCTGGTCGCCAAGCTGGCGGCACAGATGGCCCCGGCACTGCTGGCAACGCTGCAATCGCCAACCAACATCATCGGGATGCTCCAGCCCGCTGACCAGGCGGCAATCGGATCCCTTATCGCGGCCGTCCAGGCCATGCCGAAGGGCGGTGCATAATGCGGTCGATGCACTTCTACAACAACACGCACCTGGCTGTAGCGGTGGGTGCCAATAACGGTACGACCTACACGTACTGGTTCACCGATACGGGCCATGGGACGCCTATCGCAGTTTCGGGCGGGCTGCCGGTCCCTATCGACACGGTCTATTGGGATACGGCGACGTACTACAACACGGCGGACATTTCCGGCGTGTCTGGGGGATTGACACTGGCAAATGTGGCTGGTGGCACGGTCTCCGTGATCGACAGTTCCAAGACGGGCACGGCAATCAGCGTAGGTTCCGTAGCGGCTGGCGTGACGTTCAACTGCCCAGACAACTCGGCTGGGTTTGTGGGAGCTTCCGCCCTATTCCTCTGCGCTGGCGACATCAACATCACGGGCTTTGCGAATACGAGTATTGCGGCTGGCTGGCTCGTCAACGGCGGGAACGCGGGCGGGAACATCACGATCACCAGCCCGTCATCCAGCGGGATCACCATCGCGGCACCGGCGGCGGGGCAGTCGCTCATCTTCGGCAACATCACGCTGTCGGCACTGTCGGCGAACATCGTGGTGAGCGGGGCAACGGGGGCGGGGGCGGTGTGCAACGGGACATACACATATGTCGGTGTCATGGCCAGCAAGGCCTACTATCAGATGGCGGGCACGAACTTATTCATCTGGTGGTCGACCGTCTGGTACATAGGGTATTTAGTGTCCCCATTCACCGTCTTCTATGGCCAATCGTCCAGCAGCCCGCCTGTTGATGAGGCCTGGTGGAATAGTGTCGGTACAGGTACGGTTGTTTCCACATCGTCCGAGCCACAGACCACCCCGGCGACGATTAATCTATACGCCCTGCCCGCTGTCAGCGTGACGGGGACGTTCAGCATCAATCAGTCCACGGGCACGACGATCATTCTGGCCCCTGCCGTTTGGCCTGTCCTCGCCAGCCCCTCGGCCGCCGTGAACGGCGTTGGAATGGGCCACGTGCCCAGCATCACCAACGTCCTGCCCAATGACAGTGTGTTCGGCGTGACGGGCACTCTTGGCGGCTGGCACACATAGGACGAGAGAATATGGCAATGAACGAAACAGACTTGCTCGCGATGAAGGGCGTTGTGGCCGAGGCGACGCAACCGCAATTCCAGCGAGTCTACGACGCCATAGAGAAGCAGGGCGAGCGCATGGCCAAGATCGCCCAGGACGCGGGAGTTGCCGCCGTCCAGCAGCACAAGGCTGACTGCGATATCCCCTCTCGCATCGAGGATATCGAGAATAGGATCGCCAACGCACAAGGAATTGCAATGGGCGTCAAATGGAGCCTTGGCAAAATCATCGCCGTACTGGTCTTCATCTTGACGGCTGGCGCGGGCATCGTGCATGTGGCGGAGAAACTTTGTTCTGCTTGCGCGGCGTGTGGCAAATAACGCGGGCAACCGCTAGAGAGAAGGTTCACATGGGTTTGAAACTACTTTGGGGCGGACTGACTTTTATCGAGGCTGTGCCCGCCGCGGTGCGAGTCTTTGGCGGGCAGCCAAACGACCAGGCTTTGATCTTCGTCGGCGCGGTCATCATGGTTATTGGTCTTGTGCTGTTCTGGCTGAACAAGTAACGATCCGCAGCGGGCGCCGTTCCCGCTGTGTGCCTGGCCTGGTCGCCCCCTGCCGGGCTGGGCTGTTTTTGAAACAACTTTTTGAAAGGAAAACGCGATGACGAAGATTCGATCAATTCTCGGACGGCTGTTCAACCTGGTTCCCTGCCTTGCGGCGATGCTGGTGCTGGCGGTCATGCTCGCGGGATGCGGTGCCCCGTTGGCGGACGTTACCGCGATAGGCACGGACGCGGCCATTCTCATCACAGAGGCACTTCCGACGTATGAGACGGCCAATCCGCCTGACGCGAAGCAAGCTGCCGCCAATGCGCAAATACTTCTTGCGGATGACCAAAAGGCGATTGCGGACGCGCAGGCCATGCCGTCTACGGAACAGGTGATCCTGGACGCGGAGGCGGTTCTAAAGATCATCGGCGAGATCATGCCGATGATAACGCCGTTCCTTGGCGAGACGCATCCGGCAATGACGGCCTCGAAGCACGAAGCGTTCAATGCGAAGCTGGCGGACTTGCGTGCGCGGCTGGCAGTGATTCGCAGCCACCAGAAGAAGTAGACCATATTCCCGACATCACGGAAAAGGTACCCCGCTTGGCGGGAGAAGGAAAACAAAGATGCACTACAGGAACGGACGCGAAGCGAAGAACGGCGACACAATTATCAAGCTCGGTTTTGACGGCAAGATCGATGCTGTTGGCGTGTTGTTTAACGCCACTCCTGGCAACGATTTCTGCAACGGAACCATCGCACCGATTTTGACGGCCACAGTCGGCGCGTGCATGTGCGACTGCCTGCATGTCGATGACCTAATGGCAATCCTCAAGGAAAAGGGCTTAGACGTTCGGCCCGCTGGCAAGTAGCCCCGCATGGCGGGATGGAGAGTGACGTGGGCATCACGCAGAATGAAAAAGGCGAATTCGTTGGCGGGTTCCTGGGAACAGAAACAAAGCCTGCTCCTCGTGCTCAACTTTGCCCGGTTTGTCTTGGCTCGGGGCAAGTTATGCCCCACATTAACCCTAACGCCGTGTCAACGTCGGCCCCACCAGGCATGAAGCCCTGTCATGGGTGTGCGGGTAAGGGTTGGGTGACGGTATGAAGCCCTTCCTCGCCATCATCCTGACGCTGGCCCTGGCGGACATTCGTGCGCGGCTGGCAGTGATTCGCAGCCACCAGAAGAAGTAGACCATATTCCCGACATCACGGAAATGGTCTGATTGACAATTGAATATGGGGCCGAATTGGATTCGACCGGAATCACGATTCGACCGCTACACGCCGTGGACGCCTGGTAGGCCACGTTAAATCCTCCAGGCACGGCTTAACAGCCAATACGTACCGCAAGGCGGCTTAGGCCGCCAGCCCCTAAGTGACTCCGATAACGACCGGGCAAGCATCGGACTGTGCGGCACAGCAAGGTCGCTGGTGGACGGTGGGCAATCGGCTCGCCCCTGTTGTACGGTTATCCGGCCCGCAAAACCGGGAAGCGTGTGAGGCGACGATGAATGTTTCACGGGACGTGGGTTCGATTCCCACCGGCTCCAGTGTGGACAAGTGAGTGGGACTCGCAAGATTGTATCCTGCCCGGCAATGAGCTTATCAGGTATCCCCCGCTTGGCGGGAGGGAGAAAAGACAATGGGCATTACGCAGAACGAAAAAGGCGAATTTGTCGGAGGGTTCCTGGGAACGGGAATCCCCAAGAGCAGCAACGCCACATGCCCAGTGTGCCACGGGACGTGCATGGTCAAAACCTACTATCTCGATCAGCAACCGTGCGGCAACCACAAGTGCGAACGTTGCGGTGGGAAGGGATGGGTGACGGTATGAAATCCGCCCTCCTCGCGATCATCCTGACGCTGACGCTTGCGGCCCTGATCGGCTGCGGGCCAGTGACCGGCGCGTCCCAGAGCCAGCCGGCGGCCTACTTCGCCCCCGGCAGCATCGTTGTGACCCTCTACGCGACGTTCCCTGTGCAGATTGGCTCTACGACCCAACCCGCGGTTAAAGTTAAAGTTGATTCTGGGGCGATTGTGTTGACCGTAGACCCCTCTGTGACGGTGAACGCGACGCACCTTATCGGCGAGACGCGGCCAGTTGTCAGGGAATTCCTGACAACTAACACGCGGCCCACTACGGAGACGAGTAAATGACCGAGTTGGCAGCCATCGTATGCATAGCTATGGGCGTTTTTGGAAGCATCGTCATCAAACGGCTCTATTTTCGATAGGAGCATCGAATGAGCAAATACAAACGTGGACTCCTGCCCTTCGACCATAACGCGGACATGCTCCACCTTGGCCGATACCTCGTGCGCAAGACAGCGCCCAACGGCCTGCCGACGCCCCCATCGACACTCCTGTTCGGCAAGAGCATCGGCGTCAACGCTTGGGGTATGGGCGGCAACGGCCCTGACCCGAAGTACCCTAACATCCCCTACGGGTGCGGTTGCTGTTTCTTTGTGGGCTTTGTACATGCGATTGACGCGGCCCGCGCCGACCTTGGCCTCCCACCATCCGGCCTTGACCCCGTGGCCCTCTATATGGCCTGCACCGGCTACGATCCGACCCAGACCGACGCGCATGGCAACAACCCCACCGATCAAGGCACAGACCCCGTGCAGGGCCTCAATTGGCTTCGTGACAAGGGCTATATCGACGCATGGTGCCTGATCGACAACATGGCAATGGTGCCGACCGGCTTCATGATCGGCAAGGGCTTACTGATCGGTATGGGCTGCCCCCCAGACATGGACGATCAATTCGACGCCGGCGGGACGTTTACGATCACCGCGGGCAACCCGGCCCCGTCCTACGCCGACCATTGCGTTTATGGCGCGGGGTACAACCCCAACGAGATTGTGACATGGGGCGGCGAGCGCCAGTGTGACCCCGGCTTTGTCGCGGCCACGGTCAAACAGCGATTCTGCATCATTGCGCCGGGGCAGTTGACGGCCTCCGGCATGGACGAATTCGGCCTCGACCTGGCACAGCTTATCGCGGATAACGAGTTGCTGAAAAACGCTTGACCTGGCGGCACTTTAGGAGCGAACATGAGCTACCTTCAAATCTTTTGGCAGTGGATAACCAACCCTGCAACCAAAGCGACGATTCTTGGTGCCCTCACCATCGGCATGGGCACCGCTGTTGCCGACAAAGTGCCGATCCCCGTATGGCTGGCAATCGCCTACGCCGTGGTGGGCTTCCTCCTGGGCGGCCACACGGTAGGCCAGATCGTCCAAACCAAGCTCCAGGCCCGCAAGCTGGCCAAGTGGAAGAAGCGTTTTCTTGGTCTTGGCAAGCCCAACCTGGACGTTCGCAAGCCTTAACGATACCCCACCGGCGGACTGCTAGGCTATCGTCCTGGCAGCCTGTCTTGTGGGGTGTGGGGGCTGGCGAGAATCAGAAGTAATTATGACCGCAGTAGCGACACAACCCGCTGCACCGAGCGCCGCTGAAATGCAGGCGGCAAACGACCCCGCTTATTGGGCGACTCGACTCATTCCCATAAAGCTCCAGGCGGACGAGTTCTCGTTCAAGAACCACGAGTATCAGATCGAGCCGATGCGCTCGCAGGCAAAGCGGATGTGTTGCCGCAAGGCAACTGGCGGCGGGTGGACAGAGTTGAAGGTGCTGATGACGCTTCATGGGATGATCCACGGCCGATATCCTCTTGGTGCCATGTATCTCTTCCCAACCGATACGCACGTTGATGATTTTTCCAAGACTCGTTTCAAACCGCTGATTACCCGCAATCCGCTTTCCATAGGGCGGTGGGTTAAGAGTGGCGGCAAGGGCACGGACACCAACCGCGTAAAGCAGATTGGCAACTCCATGCTGTTGCTCTTTGGCGCCAGAATGACAGACGGCGACTCGGGCAACCTGCGTTCGCATCACGTCGACATGATCGTGGGCGATGAGATAGATTTGTTTGATGAAGGCGCTTGGGATATGGCGCACGGGCGCATCCGCCATAGCGCTGTCCAGGAAGAGTGCTGCCTATCCAACCCGACGCTCCCCAACGTTGGGATTGACGCACAGTTCGCTTTGTCGGATCAGCGTCATTGGTTTAGGATGTGCGGCTGTGGCCACGAGACATGCGCGGAGTTATCTTTCCCCGGCTGTGTTAAGGAATATCCCGACGGCCGCGGGTACATCGCGTGTTCTCATTGCGGCAAGCCGTTGCCGATCTACCCCGGCGGATGGCGGGCACAGGTGCCGTCCAACAGCGGTTACATGCACGGCTACCAGTGGTCTCACCTGACGAGCGTGTTCAATGACCCAATGGACGTGTTGCGGGACTTTAACAATCCACCCAACGGCAACCTTGGCCGTGTGATGAAGGATCGTCTTGGCTTGCCTTATGTCGATTCGACATGCAAGCTGGACATCGGCACTGTTCGCCAGTGTTGCGGTAACGACATGATGGCCGACCGGGACGACGGCCCAAATGTAATGGGCGTGGACATCGGGGACGTGAAGCACGTTGTTGTCGGCCGGCGGATCGACCGGGAGCGGTACGAGATTCTCCATGTCGCTCAAGTCGCCAGCATGAATGACGTCCATGACCTCGGCCGGCGGTTCAACGTCCGGGTTGCCGTGATCGACGCTCGGCCCGAGGGCGAGCTTGTCCGGCAATTCCAGAAGGCAGAGCCGTACCGCGTGTGGCGCAATCAGTATTTGGACAACTCCATAGTTGACGCCGACTATTCGGACGTTATGGGGATCGTGAAGGTTGACAGGACGTACATGTGCGACAAGACGCACCGGCTGTTGAGCGATCAGAAGACAGTTTTGCCGCGTCGTTGTCCGGCAGTGGATACCTTTATCGCCCAGGTGTGCAACATCGCCAAGACGCTTGAGACCAACGAAAAGACGGGCGCCCAGGTGTACCGCTACAAGTACGCCGGGCCCAAGAGCCTCGGCGATCACTACCGCCATGCGATGAATTACTTCGTGTTGGCGGCGGATAAGAGCAAAATCGTGTCGACGTATCGGCGTGGCGAGAACCGGCCAACGCGGTCGGAGTGTGATTTGCAACTAGTGTAGGAGTACGGATATGGCAGGATTATTTGGCGGCGGTAAAAGTCCCAAGGCTCCCCCGATTCCCCCGCCAGTGCCGGTGCCGACTTCGCAGAGCACGAGCGACTTGGCGATGAACGAGGCGCAGAAGCGAAGCGGTTTTTTGAAGACGCTGGTAACGGGCGACCTCGCCCCCCAGAGCACGGGCAAAAAGAACCTACTTGGTGGATAAGACGATGGCGAAAGATTGCCCCATACCGTTATCAGAGATCGATGACATTTTTGCTGACATCGATGGGGCGGACGACGCAACGGCTTTTTGCGAAGATGGCGAATAATGAGCAGATTTAGGCTTATATCTCACAGTGGCGATGGCCTTGGCCTGGCGCGATTGCTCCAGAGCGAGGGCCACGAGGTTGACTTTTGGCTTGATGACGAGCGCGGGAAGAACCTCTACCGCGGTCTCGTGCCCCAGGTCAAGGACTGGAAGGCCGGACTGGACAAGGACACCGTGCTGATCTTCGATATGAGCAAGATGGGAAAGGAAGCTGATGCCTGCCGGAAGAAGGGCTTCAAGGTCATTGGCGGGTCTGAACTGGCGGATACGCTGGAACTCGACCGGGCTTTTGGCTTGTCTGTCGCGGACAATCACGGTATTGCGATTCCGCCTTCGGAGGAGTTCACGGACTTTCAAAAGGCGATTGAGCACATAGCCGACAGCGACGCCGGCTGGGTGTTCAAGCCTAACGACAACAAGGATGGCGTGCGCACCACGGTCTGCACGTCGTCGGAACAAATGGCGGCGATGCTCGAGCACTACGCCGACTTGTGGAAAGGAAGCGTGTCCTTTGTCCTCCAGGAAGTTGTCCAGGGCGTCGAGGTCTCCAGCGAAGTGTGGTGCGTCAACGGCGTTATCGTGCCCAACTCCTATAACAACACTCTTGAACAAAAACGGCTTATGCCCGGCGATAAGGGGCCGAACACTGGATGTATGGGAAGCACGGTTAAGTTCAACCTATGTCCGCGACTGTACGATCTTACTTTCGGCAAATTGCTTCCTTGGCTCAAACAGGTCCGGTACTCCGGCCCGCTCGATATCAACTGCATAATCGACCCTGACGGCAAGCCCTGGATGCTGGAATGGACGCCGCGCTTCGGCTACAGCGCGATCTACGCCATGCTCGAAGGGTTGAACATGCCGCTGGGCGAGTTCCTCGAAACGATGGCGGCGGGACAGATGCCGGCCCTCGAGCCGTCGGACGAATGGCTTGGCGCCTTGCGCCTGACGATGCCGCCGTACCCGCACTGCGAAGACGCCCCCGAGACAGAAGGCATACCGATTCTTGGTCTCGATCTTGAGGATGAGAACGTGTGGCCGCTGGACCTTATGGTGGACGGCGACAAGCTGGTGTGTTCCGGCTTTGACGGGATTGTGTGCGAAGTCTCCGGTGCGGACGAGTCGCTTGAGGCCATGTGGGGCAACCTGTACGGCATGGCTTCACAAATACAGATACCAGAATGTCAATATCGGATCGATAATTTGCAGGACGTACAGCAACGCATCGAGCAGCTTGATGACGCCGGAATGATCGGAGAAGTGGAATGAGCAAAGAAGGCCGTCGCATTATCAAGATGTACGAGGACGAGCACGGCAAGATGCAGGGTTACTGGTATCCGATCTACCAGGACGCCGCCGACTTCGCCTATCCGCGTGAGGATCAGCTCGCCGTCAAGGGCACTATCGGCGAGGACAAGAGCGTCAAGGTCCTGGACGACACGGCGATTCAGGATTCGCAGATGATGGCGGCAGGTCTCTTGTCGGCGTGGTTCCCCTACGGAACACGCAGTCTTGCGGTTAAGGTCAGGAATGGTCAGCTTGATAAGATTGACCGCGTTTGGCGCTGGCGCATGACGGCGTCGGAAATCCTCTATGACCGCGTGGTGAACGGCTCCAATTTCCTGATGCAGTTTGGCGAGTCGATCCGTGGCGCCGTGGTATTTGGCACGGCCTGCCCCTTTGTGGAGTGGAATTCGGCAAGGCAGAGTTTGAATTTCCGGGATTATCCGATTGGCAAATTCCTTATCAAAGAAGACGAATCCGGCAATGTCGATACGGTTATGGTCTCTTATCACCTGACGGCAAGACAGGCCGTCCAGAAGTTCGGCAAGGATAAATGCTCCGCAGCGATCATCGCTGACGCCGAAAAACTGGAAACCGAGAGCAAGAAGTACGGGTTCATTTGGCTTGTGCGGCCGCGGACGGAATTGAATCCACTCCTGGAGGACGGCAAGAACATGCCGTGGGAGTCAGTTGTTGTCGATAAGAAGACCGCCGAGTATGTTAGCGAAAGCGGCTTTGATGAATTGCCCTTGCCGGTGTTTCGATGGATGAAAGGCGGCAACGAGAAGATGGGCCGTGGGGCCGCGACGGAGTGCCTGGCCACCATTCGCATGATGCAGGCGGTGTGGAAGCGGTTTATCCAAATTCTCAATCAAGAGGGCGACCCGTCGCTCCTGGTCAATTCTGAGTTGGTTGAAAACGGCGTCAATATGAAGCCTGGCGGATTGACCTACGTGCAGGACGTGGACAAGGCCGTCCGCACGGTCAAGCAGTACGCTGGTGGCAACGCCAGCGCTACGGAGTCTTTTGTTAAGTTGCTCCAGGACATGATCCATCAGCGGTTCTACCGACAGTTCTTCACACAGTTTATGGATTTAACAGGCGACCGGCGAACCACGACGGAGATTATGTTCCGCAAGCAAGAGGGCTTGTCTCTACTTGGTGCCTCGACGATGCGCGTGGAGTTTGAAGGACTGACCAAGCTGATGATGCGGTCGCTCTTCTTGTTAATCCGCAATCAGCAGATACCCATGCCGCCGCCGGAATTGCTTGTGGTGAAGGGCAAGAATCGGATCGACATAAACGCCGACATGATTGGTATCGAATACACAGGTCCTATGGCCATGGCGCTGCAGAACCAGCAGGCGCAGGGCTTCATGCAGTTGGCGCAGGCGGGCGCGCAGCTCGCACCGCTCTATCCGGGCGTGATGGACCTGCTCAATATCGAGACAGGCTTCCGTCAGTTGGGCGAGAAACTCGGTGTCAATCTCAATGCCCTTGCCAGCGACGAGGAAGTGGCCCAGAAGCGGGCACAGCGGCAAAAAGAAATGGCGAGGCAACAGGCATTGCAGACCGCCGACGTAGCGGCCAAGGGCTACAAGGCGGGCACGAAGGCCCCTGAGGACGGTTCAGCGGCCCAGCAAGTGATGGAAGGCGCCAATGCGTAAAGAAGACATCATCGCGGCATACAAGCTGACGTTTGGCACGGAGACCGGCAAGGCCGTCTTGGCTCACTTGAAAGAGCAGGCGGGCGTGGACAGTGTAATGCTGCCGTCGTTTGGACCGTTGCCCGACGATCGGCAGTTGTTGGTGAAAGCGGCAATGCGGGATTTCGTGGTGCGGATCGAAGATTTAGTCAGGGCGAACCCTGACGTTCCGTCGCGCCCCGAGACCTCGACAACATAGGAGTCTGAAATGGTTGACATAGTTGCCTCCGCGTCTGGCGAAGCAGGCCAGGGAGCGCAGGGCGCACAGAACGCGACACCCGTGGCGATCCTTGGCGCCGACCTCAAATTCTCGGAAACTTGGCGGGATTCGCTGCCGGAGGAAATCCGGGGCGAAAAGTCGCTCCTGACGTTTAGTGACTTGCCCGGCATGGCCAAGCAGCTTGTCAACGCGCAGAAGATGATCGGCGCAGACAAGATCGTGAAGCCCACTGACAAGTCCACGCCCGAAGACTGGGAGGCGTACTACGCCGCCGGCGGACGCCCCGCAGCCGCGACGGATTACAAGGTAGTATTGCCGGAGGCACTGAAAGAACACTACGACGAAAAGGTGTTGGGCGCCGCCCTGACAAAGCTCCACGCCGCCGGCCTGACACAGAAGCAGGTGGACGTTGTCCTCTCCCTGGACGGCGAGCGGCTCACTACCGGCCTTGCCGCGCAGAAGGCCGAGCTTGAGGGCCGCCGCGCCAAGGGCCTTGAGGAATTACAAAAGCGGATTGGCGGCGATGTCAACAGCCCCAAGTTCAAAGAGGCGCAAGGCATTATCCACCGCGTCCTGGCCGAGAACATGCAGGCGGGCGACTTGCCGGCCATCCAGGAGGCGATTAACGACAATCCACAGATTGCCGACTTGCTCATCAAGGTGGGCCGCAAGTTCCTTGAGGACTCGCCGGCCAACCCGGATAGCGCGGCGTCGGCCACAGTGGAAGAGCGGATTAAGGAGCTTCGCGCCACTCCGGGCTACGGCGACGGCACGATGGCCCGTGCGAAGCGGGACGAAATCACAAACGAATTGACGGATTTGTACAAGAAGATTACCCCCGCCAAATAAAAGGCGGCTCCAATGCCGGGGAGCCTTTACGGGTCCGGGGTTGACGAACCTTAAACGTGACATCGACCGGATGTTAAACGCAGGAGAATCCGGGTGTTCCGGGTAGTTCTCCGAAAACAACGCAGAGAAAGTGCGCATTTTTGGAGAATTACAATGAATCCGCAAGCAAGTATCACAGAGGCACAGCGTCGGCAATATTCGGACAACTTCGATCAGGTCTTCCAGCAGGAGCAGGACATCCTTTCCGGAATGCTTCGCGGCGAAGAGCAGCAGGCAACGTGGAAGGCATGGGACTATATCGGGCAGTCCGGTGTCGTCGTCAACCGCGCCCGCAACAGCCAGACGCAGCACAGCAACATCAAGTTCGCCCGGCGCTGGAACATGAACGACAGCTACACCTGGTCGCCCAACCTGATCGACCCGCTGGACGTGTTCGAGCTTTTGAAGGATCCGCAGTCGGCCATGCTCAAGAGCGGCATGTCCGCGATCAATCGCGCCAAGACCCAGGCGATTTTGCAAAAGGCGTTCGCCCAGGTCTTGATCGGCAACGACGCCCCCGGCACCACCGGCGACATCGCCACGGTCAACTACTACGACCCCGGCGAGTGCATCGTAATGAACTCCGACGGCAGTATGGCCAATGCCGTTGGCGACAACGGACAGACAGCGGCGACGGCCGATTCCACCGCCGGCGAAGAGACGACCAAGACCGCAACCGGCCTGACTCTGGCGAAGGTCCAGGCGTTGGCGTTGAGCATGGATAATGCATCGGTTCCGGCGACGGACCGGATCATCGTCGCCAACGCGGACAACAAGCAACTGCTCTTGTCCGCGCAGGCAACCACCAACTCCCTCTACAACGTTGTCAAGACGTTGCCCGACGGCGAGATTGGCCGGTTCCTGGGCTTTACGTTCGTTTGGCTGCCGACCCAGATGTTCGGCATTAACGCCGTCGAGCAGGCCGCGGGCAAAGCAGCCTACACGACCGAGTGCATCGACTGCCTGGCATTCCAGAAGTCGGCACTACTCCGCACCGACGGCAAGGGCCTCACAACCCGGATCACCGAGGAATCGACCGCCAACTTCAACGTCCAGCTTTGGGCGGAGACCACGTTCGGCGCGCTTCGGCTCCAGGGCCCCGGCGTGGCGAAGATCGTACTGCTGGCGCACCCGACGCCGACCCTCGGCAGTATCGGTGCTTGAGTTCGACTAATGGTCTTTGCCCCCGCCGGATTGGTTCCGGCGGGGGCGGGACCTGGTTTTCTTGCAATGGTAGATAGGAGCTTCACATGAATGAGTTAATTTCCAATTCTCGCAACATTCCCTTCAAATGGGAGGCGGACGGACGGATCGACCCGCACGTTACCAGCACCACGCAGGTCTTCGTGGCCGGCACAAAGCTGTACAAGCGGGGCAATCGCAGATTCCGCTATGCCTTTGTCGGCACGGGCGGCCTGCAATCGGAGTTCGGCGCTTGCTACAGCAAAAAGACAATCCCCGATGCCGTTGCCCCGGCGCAGGTTGGGCAGGCCGGCACAGCCGGTTCCTTCCAGGTGACGATCACCGTCGGCGCGACCGCCGGCGTGGCCGGCAACGGCATTATTGCCGTTGACGAACTGATCGGCGGCACAGTTGTTGTCGGCAACGGCACCAACCAGCACCCCGACAACCGCTGCATTCTTTGCAATACCTCCGTGGCCTCTGGCGGCGGTGCTTGCACCCTGACGTTGGACGACCCGCTCGTGACCGCCGTGACGGTGGGTACGACCAATATCGAAACGATGATGAACCCCTACGGGTATCTCACCAGCGGCAACGTCACTAACAGCGCGTACGTCACATTCCTGGGAATGCCCGCCGTGACATGCGCCGCTGGCGTGTGGACGTGGGTTCAGGACCGCGGCCCGTGCTGGATCACGTCGGACGGCTTAACCGCCGCCGCCGCCAGCGATCGCGCTGTGTACTTCGGACCCAACGGTTCGGTTCACTCCCGCACCGAGATCACCGAAGGCTCGCACCCCGTCTTCCAGTTGGCCGGGTACTGCATCGACGCTTCGAGCAGCGGTTCCTCGAACGCCCCGTTCGTGGACTTGCAGCTTGGCTCCTAGCACCTAAGTGGTTAGCACCCCGGTCCGGCGGGGCGACAGCTTCGCCGGGCCTTTAGGAGTTTCGACATGGAAACTGACCTTCAAATAGCGAACATGGCCCTGTCCCGCGTGGGCGGCAAGGCGAATCTCGCCGGTTACAGCGCAGGCCCGCCCGTGGCCTTCACGGACAACTCGCCAGACGCCCAGACGATGACGCTGTTTTACGTCCAGACGCGGGATGCACTCGTGCGCCGGCACCTGTGGAAGTTCGCCAAGACACAATCGCTCCTGGCGGCCGTTGCGGGCACCGCGGGCACGGCCACGGCGACGGGCACCGGCACGACAGCCCTTGGCGATACCACCCAAGCATGGACGGTGAATGCCTTCGCCGGCTGGTACGTCACGATTACTGGTGGCACGGGCCAAGGTCAACAGGGGCAGATCACGAGCAACACGGCAACCGTGGTTACGGTAAGCCCCGCGTGGAACGTCACACCCGACGCCACGAGCACTTATGCCCTATCGCCCTCCAAGTGCCACACCTACGCCTACGCGCTACCGGCCAATCTCTTGCGGATCATGGAGATTGACCGGCACCATTGGCTGCTCCAGGGCAATATGCTCTTGTCCAGTTGCCAGTCGATCACGCTTGAGTACATCGGCCAAGTGACCAACCCAGCCTTGTTTGACGCGCTCTTTGTCGAGGCGTTCGTACTGTCGCTGGCGCTCAAGATCGTCATGTCGCAATCACAGGACAAGGTGTTGCGGCAGTCCATCGGGCAGGAGTTGGTACAGACGATTCGTGACGCCGTGCTGGTCAACTCGATTGAGACCAACAGGGAAAGCCGAGAACCGACATGGCTTGAATCGCGGAGGATAAGCCTTCATGGTTGATCTGGCTCTTAATACGTTTTCAAACGGCGAAGTTTCACCGCAGCTTGACGCCCGGACGGATATCGAGAAGTACGCGGCCTCTTGCCGCCAGCTTGTCAACATGCTGCCCCTGGTCTATGGCACGGTAACGCGGACGCCGGGAACGCAGTTTGTCGCCAAGGGGAAGTTGACGCCGGCGAACGTGCGACTCATTCCTTTCGTGTACTCACAGAATATCGCCTACGTGTGCGAGTTTGGGAACCTGTACATTCGGTTCTACTACCAGGGCGCGCAGCTTCAAGTGGGCGGGACGCCCGTGGAGGTTGTGACGCCGTACCTGGTGGCTGATCTCCCCTCGCTGCAATTCCGGCAGGTGGGGGATACGATGTGGCTTGTCCACAGCGATTACGCGCCCATGCAACTGGAGCTGGCCGACGTGGCGGGTGTGCCCACGTTCACGCTGACAGCGATCACATTCACCAACGGCCCGTTCTACAAGCGGAATGACCTTCAGAACCCGACAGGCCCCAAAACTACATTGGCGGCGACCTTCCCGACCAGTCCTCAATTCGACGCATTTGAGCAGATAGGTTCGACTGGGACGCTGACTGCGGGTGCTACGTGGACGGCGATTGGCACGAATACTATCGGCCAGCAGGTGTACTTCAACTTTGCAATCCAGGCCAACACTGACATAGCTGTGCATTCATATGTTCCGAATGGCAGTAATACCATCTTGACCCTTGGCACGGATTATTCCGTCACGTTCACTGCCGGGGCTACCACGGGCAACTACATCACGTTCCTGATTGCGCAGCCAACAGCCAACTACATTACGATTGTGCCTCCGGTGTTCTATACAGGGCACGTCGGGTCGTTGTGGGCGTTGACACTGCCGCAGATCCCTACACAATTCCAATGTCCTATTAACGCCACAAACGCCACAACGGCGGTCTTACTCATCACTGGCACGGGGACACTTCAATCTTCCGGTATTTGGGGCGCGGTTGTCACACTCCAAAGATCGGACGACGATGGCGCGACGTGGATAGATATTCAATCATGGACGGGCACATACTCGGGTGGCACATCAAACGTGAACATTCTCTTTTCATTCGTAGAGGATGCCCAGAACGTCTTTTACCGCGCTGTCGTATCTGGCTGGACGGGCGGCGTGGCCGGTGCCATGCTTACCCTTGTCGCTCAGACCAGTGACATAACAGGCGTGGTCCAGATTACGTCTATAACCTCTACAACCATCGCCAACGTTACTCTGACTGAGCCTCTCGGCGTAAACGCGACAGCGACGCCCCGTTGGGCGGAAGGCTCATGGAGCGCGTACCGTGGCTTCCCGGCGGCGGTGGGCTTCTTCCAAGATCGAATCATCTACGGCGGCTCCGCGTGGCAGCCGCAGGCGGTATGGTTCTCCGCGTCGGACGATTACCAGAACTTCGAGGCGGGCGTGGAGGACGCCGACTCTTTCGAGAAGGACATGCTGGCGACGGATACCGTCTTGTGGCTGGACAGCCTCGATTGCGTGTGCGTCGGGACCTCCGGCGGCGAGTGGGTCGTTACGGCCGGCGCCGTCAACGGGCTTATCCCCACAACACTTACGGGCAATAACGCCGTGGTCATTCAGATCGGCACGGACGGCGTCATGCCGCTCATGCCGACGAAGGCGGGCCAGGCAGTGTTGTTCGTGGATTACGTTGGCCGAAAGCTCCGCGAGTTCGCCTTCAACGGCGCGGCGCAGAAATACGCGGCCCCGGACATGAGCCAAATGGCCGAGCATATCACGCTTGGCGGCATTACGCAGACGGCATTGCAGAAGAACCCCGATCAGATTCTTTGGTGCGTGCGCGGGGACGGCACGTTGCTTTCATTCACTTACGAGCGCGATCAGAACGTAACGGCATGGGCGCGGCACTACGTCGGAACAACCTTGATGGACAAGGCGATTTCCTACTACGGCGCGACCTTCAACGAGGCCGTGGCTTCTATCGGCCCTTACGCATGGTGGCAGCTTGGCGAGGCGTCCGGCACAATTGCCTACGACCAAGAGAAGTTGAACAACGGCGCGTACGTCGGCCCGCCGACGCTTGGCGTTACGGGCCTAGTTCCCGGCTCGGGGAACACGGCGGTCACGTTCTCCGGCGGCGGCACGAAGTCCTGGGCGGAAGGATATTGGAGTACCAGTCCCAACCTCACAACCCTTATCAACGGCCAAGGGGTCTCCGTCTCCGCGTGGTTCAAGACAAGCGACAAGTCAAGCGGAACTTTCACAATCTTCGATACGATCACGTCGGCGGGAAACTTCCAAATCAGTCTGACTGTGGCGTCAAACGGAATGCCGACGTTCTGCGTTACTGACGACGCGAACAAGCAATGTTTTGTTACCGCAGACATTAGTATCCAGGCTGACGTGCGAGACGGGAACACTCACTGTCTCACTGGCGTCTGGAATGGCAGCAACAGTATGTTGCTGTTCCTTGACGGTTACGGGATCGCTTCGATTACGGCGATGCAGTACCCGTCCAACTCCGCTTGCTCAATTGACGCAGCCTTCAACGGCAATGTGTCTGGCCCCTTATGGTATTGGAACATTTGCAACCGGACGGCTGGGCGAACCGCCACGATTGACGAAGTAGTGGTATACCCCTTTGCCATCGGGTATTTCGAGCAATGGGCTTGGTGGCAGACCGGCCTTGGCCGGACGGGTTCCAAGGTCGTTTCCGTGGCTGTCATTCCCGGCGCCGAGGAAGACGAAGTATGGCTGGCGGTGTATCGGACGCTTGGCGGGGAAGTCCGCACGAACACGCCAAGCATGTGCATTGAGCGCATGGCGTCCCGCCTGTTCAACGGGATTGCCGACAGTTTCTTCGTCAACTGCGGGACGCAGTATTCCGGCAATCCCGCGACGGTAATTGCCGTCCCCTCCGTCCTGAATAATGAGGCCGTCCAGATTCTTGCGGACGGCGTTGTCCAGCCGTCGCAGGTTGTGTCCAGCAATCAGATCACGCTTTCGACCCAGGCGTCCACCGTGGCTGTCGGTTTCGGCTCACAGTACATCGTCGAGCCGATGCGCCTCCAGGTGCCTTCACGCGGCGGCGGGGCGTCGCAAGGATCCAAGGTGGCGATTGCGGAGTTGGATTTATCCTTCCTCAACAGCGGCAACGTCCAGTACGGGAATGACCTACAGCATCTTTTCCCGGTACAGGACACCACGGGCGTTTGTTTCACCGGCGATACGATCGTCACCACGTCGGGCGGGTTCGACTCGGACACGCCGATCACCATTACCGGCACCGACCCATTGCCCTGCACGCTGCGGGCGATTGTGGCCAGAGCGGAGAAGACAAGCAGATGAAAATCCGAACAGCGACAGCCGAAGACATCGCCGAAGTTGTCAAGACCTCCATCAGCCGCGGCATCGAGCGAGAGTCCCTTCCGCCGGCGGTCTACTTCGAGTGGGCGGTCGAGCATGACGGCGTGGTGCTGGCGGTGGGCGGGATGCAACTCCTGCGGCCTACCACCGGGCTTATCTGGTTCGATTGGGCGGCGGCGGCGCTGGCGCACAAGAAGACCATGTACAAGATGCTCGGCGAGTGGATAGGCTGTTGCGCCAAGGCGCACGACCTCCGGCGGCTCATGGCCGTGGTCGAGTGTGACTTCAAAGAGGCCGTTCGCACGGTCGAGCATCTTGGCTTCAAATTGGAGGCCACGCTGCCGATGTTCTTTGGCGAGGAGCCCGGCTACTTGTACACGATGCTGATTTCAAAAGAGGTGTCCCAATGGCAGGGGTAATTTTAGGCGGCTTGGCGCTGGGCGCGGTGGGTCAGATTATGCAGGGCAGTGCCGCGGCGTCCCAGGCCAAGGGCGAGCAGGCCATGGCCAATTACAACGCCGCTGTCGCCAACCAGAACGCGGTGCAGACCGAGAAGGCCACGCTGTACAAGCAGCAGAAGCAGGCGGAGGCGGCAGACCGCCAGGCGTCCACCTTGCGGGCGAATCTCGGTGCCTCGGGCGCCGTCCCCAACGAAGGCACAGCGCTTCAGTTGCAGGGCACCCAGGCGGCACAGAGCGAGTTGGACAACCTGATGATCGGCTACCAGGGCCAGATTCAGGCGGGCCAGTATCGGAGCCAGGCGGGGCTACAGCAGATGCAGGCCGGGATTTACGGCCAGGCGGCGGGCAACGACATGATGGCGGGAATGCTGGGCGCGGGTACGTCGCTGTTGACGGGTTTTGGCCAGTACGGGAACATGACGGGGGCCTTCATGTCCCCGCCGCCGAAAACACAGCCTTTCCAGTTCTCAAATAATGGGATGGGAGCGGCCCTCTAATGGCTAAAGCATTCGACATCACGTATTCGCAAGAGCAACCGCCCGACCAAGGGCCGGCCGTCGCGGGGCACATCAACTTCGACAACGGCGCACAGGCCCTTTGGGGCCAGGTCGCCAAGAGCGGGGACGCCGTGTTTGACACGGCCATGCAGATACAGAAGAAGCTCCAGGACGCCTCTGATATGGTGGAGATCGACACGCTCCGGCGCAAACGGGCGGAGAAGCTCGCCGTGCTCCAGCAGACGATGGACAGCAATCTCGACCCGGAGGGCAATCAGAAGATCGCGCAGGGCGTCATGCAGGAAATCGCGGACATGCAATCACCCAACGTCCGAGTTGCGAACGTATGGGCGCACGAGCAGTCGGAGGCTATCCCGCAAATCGGCGAGCACGTCCAGCACCAGTTGTTCAAGCAGAGGCAGACGGTGATTGAGGCGGATTACCAGCAGAACTATGACGCGGCGTTACTGTCGGGCGACCTGAAGGGTGCCAGCACGATGAACCATAAGCTGGAATCGGTCGGGTTGAAGCAAAAGGGTTGGGCGGATTCGCAAGAGCAGTTCATACCCGCGCAGGCGACGTTAGTGCAGGCGCAGCGTCGTTTAGAGAGCGGTACCGCCGCCGACCTGGACGCCGCCAAAACGGCGCTGGCGGGGCTGGACGACAAGAATATGACGCCCGAGCAGCAGGACACCCGGTACAGGATGCTCCGGGGCGCTCACTCTAAATTCGTTCAGACCCAAAAGCAGAATTACGATGAGAGCCACGAGCTTATATCTGACGTGATGAATGCCAAGGATGGAGCGGAGGCGGGGATAATCGCCGACAATGCCAAGAAGCGGACCGCTACGATGGCCACTGGCAAAGAACTCACCGCGACACAGCGTGAAATGTTGGATAGAGGTATCAATGCCGCGCTCAAGCACAAGCAGACGCCCGAGCCAAGAGAGAAGCCCGACCAACTCATATGGTCGAAGGGACTGACGATAGTGCATGATCCGAAGCTGACCTGGGCGCAAAAGGCGGAACAAATATCCACGCCCGAAATGATCGAAGGCACCGGCCCGGAATACCACACCCTATGGAATGTCATCGCGGAGGGTAATGAACGCGATGCCGCCGCTGCCAAGAAGGCCGAGGCTAAAGACGACAAACAGTTGCGGCAAATACAACGAAGTTTGCTCATATCTACCGTGGACAAAATGATTGTGAAGTACCCAGACCTTACGGAGAAGGTGGGCACAGTTAAGGATGCGGCAATTAAACTGTTCGACGCTCACCCCGAATGGTCGGCGGACGACGCAATGCCCGAAGTTTCGGGCATGATTGCGGGGTTCAACCAACAAGAGACTGCCGCCAACGTGGGCAAGAGAGAAAAAGAATCCACAGAGCAAAAGGAAATTCGCCGCGAGGCGGGGATGATTCAAACACCTGGCCACCCGCACTTCGCGCCGTCTGACCAGCGATTGTCTGACCAGCAATTGTTCGACGCGGTAAACGCCCGCACTCCCTTAAAGCCCGCCGACCGCAACCCTACTAAGATTGCAGAGTGGCTGGCTGGGGCGACGGACGAGGATAAGAAAAACGTTCAATATGTAAACATCGTCAATGAGCTGATCGAGAAGCACGGCGCGGAATGGCGGAATGAATATCCGCTGGTCAAGGCCGTGGCCGACACTTACCCCGACCAATGGAAGAAACACCTCGCCGGAACGCAATACTTCACTATCCCCCAAAAGGTCTCCGACGCGATCGACAAGGACATCATGGCTGCTGACCCGAAAATCTCCATTGAAAATCGTCTTCGTAAGTACAAGGAAGAGAAGGCAAGGCTGGGATACCAATGACCGAGACCGACGAGCAAATCATCGCGCGGTTCCACGACGCCGACACCACGCGCGCCGCCGCGGCTACTGACGAATTAGAGAACGTGGAGACCGGCTACCGCAAGCGGTTGGGCGAAACGGACGAGTTCGCCCAGGAGCGTAAGGAACTTCGCCTGCCGCCCAAGAATCCGCATACCTGGGACCCCGATCCTATCCAGCAAAAGGAAATTGCCGCCGCCGCGACCAAAATTCAAAAGGCGTTCCCTGACCAGATTTTGATTACCGACGCTTACGATCTTGCCCGCAGCCGCTACTTTTATGACCACATCGCACCCAACACCACGTCAGAAGAACAGAAGCCCTTCATGGAGCATCCGATCAGCCAATGGGTCGAGGCTAAGAATAAGGCGGAAGACGCCGCCCTCTCCGCAAGGAGAGGGCGGCAATCCAAGGCAGATAGCGCACGAGCTGAATCGCAGGCGCTGTTGGACGAATCGCCCATTATGCAGAAGATCCAACGGAGACGCGCATGGGAGAAAGACGCCGAGACCAATAGGCCAGGCTTAATGCAACGTGCGACTAATGCCGTTAAGGGGCCTCTTGCCAATCTTGCGGGCAAAGCGATGGGTTCTCTGGACGCCGATTTCAACCCGGCGGGCGATGACATCCTCACAGCAATGGCGCAACTGGCACCCAGGCCGACCGACGCCCAAAGAGCCTACCTCACTCGGTACGTCAACATCATTAACGCTACCGCCGGACACCAAACGATCAGCGAAGACGACCTGAAATTCATTCACTCCGATGAAGCGTCGAACTTTCTCGGCAACCCAGTGGGGTTCGTCGCGGCAATGGCGGCACTCAAAGGTTCGCCGGGCGGTCAGCAATGGCTCTACCATCATTCCAGCGCTCGGAATGTCGTTCGGGTTCTTCTTCAGGACGACAGCGAGATAGCCAGTATACCGATAAGCCCAATGGCGCAGGGTTTTTGGGAGCAAGCAGCCGACATGGGTGGCAACCTGATGTTGTTCGCGTCCGCTGCGAAGGTGGCAGGACCCCTTGCCACAGAACTTGGCGCAGCCGAAGGAACGCTTGCCAACACAATTCTTTCGTGGGAAGCAGGCAGCCAGGTATCCAGCGGCGGTGAGGCCCCGCTTGGCCAAGGCGCTGTTATGGGTGCTGTATTCCACAGCGCGGCGAAGATACCAGGCAAAGGTATACCCGCCGGCGTGGCGCGGTTCTTAGCCCCCGCTGTAGGGATGGGCGGCTTGACCTACCTTGGCACCGGCAACGTGGACGAGGCCATGAAGCAGAGCGAGTTCATGCTTGCCATGCAGGGAATAGCGGCAGCACCGAAGGCAATCAGAATCGGACTGACTGAACCGGGCGTCTGGCGGGTATCCTCAAAGGTTTGGGCGAACAATCCAGAGGTCAAGGCCAACCTGTCTCCCAAGGAAGTGCGGGGACTGGCGAGATTGAGCCTCGCCTACGCCGACCGCTTGAACCTTGACGGTGGCCAGGTCTTCGACCGTTTTGTTAAAGTAGCCGTCGAGGAGAAGAAGGGTACCGCCGTTCCCGACGAAGAAGTCACACCGGGCCGAAAAGTTGTCCGGGCGGCACTTGCGGCGATGGCACCAAAGGAAAACGCCCAGGAAGCCCCAGGAGCCGCGACCGCCAAGGAAGGCCCGGAGACACCGGCCAAGGCCGAGGAGCCAGCCACGCCGCCAGCGGCAACGCCGGAGAAGCCCGTGGAAAGCGAGAAGGCGGAAGTCCCGGCGGGTAAGATTGCCGCCATAGTTGCCGACAAGGAACCGGCGACGCCGGCAGAAAAGGACTCGCAGGACTTCCACACCGAAGTTGAAAAGTTACTTTCGAACAATGACCCCAAGGATGCAGAGCGTCTTGTCTCTTTACGAGTCAAGAAGTTAGAGCAACAAATCCTGCAATTCTACGATAATGAAGACGTTACGACCAGGGGCAACAACGTCAATGACAGCGGTCAGGTCAAGGCCACGCCATCCTTTACCTTCTTCCAAAAAATACCGTCAGAGGTGCTTGATCACTTCACGGGCGGGCGAAGACTCCGAATGCGAAAGATCGTGCAGATCAGCAACGACTTGGACAAAGGGACCGGGGCCGAAGATTACATGTCCGAAATCGGCACCGATGCCTTTATCGCCCAGATTGAAAAAATGATGGCTGGAAAGAAGGGGCGGGCGGCGGTTGCATTGCCTGGGGGATTTGATATTGATAATGCGATAAGCGAATTGCAAATGCTCCAAGAGTCTTCCCCGACTGACCTGTTTGGCCGCCCGGTCGAGGGGAAGCCGATCAGCGGTAAGACTGGCGATCTTGGCATTGGCAAAGGCGAAGTTACAGAGGCCGCGACGGGCGAAGTGGCGATCAAGCCTGCCCTGCACGATGCCGCGACGGATTTGTTCAACGACTCCAACGGTATCGCCAGCGCGGAAGATTTGTTCTGGGCACTAAAGGAAACTCACAAGGCCGATATGGACGGCCTCTTGAATAATCCAGGCAACCCCATGCCGGAAATCCGAGAAGCGTTCGACCGGCAGACCAAGGGCGGCAACCTCTTCGACGGTATGGAAGATCCCTTGCCTGGTCAACCACGGCCTGCGATGGACTTGTTGGAAGCCACCGTTGCCGGTGCCAAAGAAGTCTTGTCTGACGAGGGTGGGTATGTTGACACCGGCAAGCTCCGCGAAACGGGCGGTAAGGCACTTAAACTCGCACAAAAGATCGGCGACGAAGTGAATATGATGTTTGGCCAGATGTTCCCCGCTCTGACCAGAGAAGGCGACGTGCTGGGTGATAGGGCGGCGTCTCTTGTTTCGTACCGCGCCTTGCAGGCGCAGACTCTCGATCACTTTGTTTCGCTCTTGGAGCCCAAGGCCGGATTCTTCGAGCGGCAGACCAAGACATACAAAGACAATGCACGGGCGCTCCGTACGCGAATCGGTTGTGCCCTGGTCGAAGACAATCTGCTATCGCTGCGAAACAATCGCAAGAGCTTGGTTGACACGTTTGTGGGCGAACAAATGTCGTTGGGGCTTGGCAAAGACTTCAGCGCTCAGGCGGTCGAGGCCAACTTTACAAAGTGGATGACCGAGAACCAAAGGGAGTTGTTTGGAGACCTAACCGATGAAGAATTCCAGGAGGCAATGGGCAAACTCCAAAGCGGCTTATTCGACAAGTTCTATGAAGGTGAGTTCGATCCCGCCAAGTTCACCACCAACCTTAATGAGCAATTGAACCTGTTCAAGCAGGACGCCAAGAGCATTATCGGCACGAAAGATTGCCCGTTCAAGACGGAGAAGGAGTGGCTCGATTACCTGGATACCGACGAGTTTAAGAAGGCCGCGAAGATTTTCAGGGAAATTATCAACCCCAAGATCGACAATTACTTCGCATCGGCCAAGAACATCTCACTGGATGATCTTCGCGCCAAGGGTGCCCGCGGCTTCCACACCGGCATACGGATCAGCCTCGCCTACTGGCGAGACGCGGAGTTGGAACAGGGAAGCATCAACAAGCCCGCGCCCGCCGGCGTCGGCACCAGCGAGGCTGGGTACACCAAATACAGCAAAGAGGCCAGGGGCACGGCCACAGCATACAAGTTCGACATCAAGGACATCTTGGACGATTCGCTCGCGTCGAAGATTTTCCCCGCGCTCAAGAACCAATTCCTCGCCGAGCTTCAAACCAGCGGTGCGGGATTCAGATTGCGGGCCGGCCGGGATGTGTCCGCCCAGGTCGCGGAGAATTATAAACGGCTGCCGAGAGACATCTTCACGAAGGTTGTCGTCGTGACCCCGGCGGGCGAACATGTCGTGGAACAAGAAAACTATTGGGTAAAAAAGGAATTGTGGAATGAAACCAAAGATGCCCTGCAAATGAGTTCCGAATTTAGTAAGCCGGTTATATCAGAAATTGCCAAATTCACGAATACTTGCGCGTTGTGGGGGCTATCTGAAGGCATTACCCACCTATCGAACCAAATGAGCGTATTGTTCCATACCCCTGGGTTTAAGGCAGGGGCTTGGTTCGACAATGCCCGCAAGCTCATGGCCCGCGATCCCGAAACCCTTGGTCGCTTAGTCGAATTGGCAGAGATAGGAACGCTCCGAGAAGGTCACCGGCCCCCACAATTCAAGCCGGGCCAAGGGAAAAAGGCCCTCTTGCAAGCGTTCAACTTGCCTCGCTACGGCGGCAACCTGATTCAGTTTGTTGATAACGTTGGACGATTGACGATGGACGATGTGTTTTCCCAAACGCGCGGCCTGATTCTTGATCGCGGCCAATTGTCTTACCTCAACACCACGAGCAACCGCCGGAACTTCATCAACCAATTCGGCCAGTACAACCGAGCCGCGCAGCCCGCCTTCATGCGCATGATGCGAGATTACCAGTTAGCGCCATTTGCCACCGCGTCAATGAACTTCTACGGCATGGGCACGCGAGCGGTCTTCGGCGGACTATCCCCCGGAGCCAAGGCGAGCAGCCTGAAATCCGCCGTAGACCTGCGGCTGCGAATCGCGGGCCGTTACGCCGCATTATTGGCTGGCGTGGCCATCTGGAATTATGCAAAGACCGGTCATGCAGACGGCGGTGATTCACGAATCCCCATAGGCTGTGCTTACTGGGGCAAGGACGCCAAGACCGGACGACCACAGTACGTCAATATTATCGGTATGACGCCCGTCGGCAGGGGAATGCGCCAGTTTGGATTACAGGCATTATTACAGGGCTACCGACAGGGCCAGGCATGGAACCAGACGGCAGACAAAGCACTACACGCTATCACCGGAGCAGGTTTGCAAGCGTGGGATGGCCCAATCGTCTCAACTGCGTTGCTGGTTACGACCGGCACAAATATATATGGATATCATGTCACTCCCAGAGCCAAACAGGGCGAATCGCAAATGACGCAAAACCTGTATTCGGCGGTTGAACAAATGACGGGTTTTGGCCGGTGGGCGGGAACGGGCGACCTATCCTATGGGCGTTTTTCGCCTATCACCGTACCAGCAACAGAGCAAGAGCGCAAAGAAGACCAGCATTTCCAGAGAATGCTACGACCAAAAACCAATAGCAAGAGCAAGGTTCGATAACTTTTTCCACGCCGTAACCACTTACACCGCAAGCCCTTACCGGCTCACGCCAAAAAATCTGCGAAAAATTACCGGAATTTCGTGGACAATATCGTCGATAGTGTTCTATAGTAAAGTATAGCAAATTATGGAGTAATCGAAATGGCTAAAGCGACGAAACCAGAACTGCAAAAGATGATGGTCTTTACCGGCACGATGGCACGAGTGCTACAGAGCATCGCCGACGACAGGGAGGAAACTTTCGCAGTCACCGTGCGCAACATCATCCGCGAATACCTTATGCAACCACTGCCCCCGACGGCGCGCAGCACTATCACAGCCGGAATGACGCGCGACGGACGCGCGAAGCAGGGCGGCAAGGACGCCAAGAAGAAATAGGACGCCGCGGGCCGCGAACGGCGCTGACGTGTAAACGCTACCCGATACAGGGTGAGACAGACGAACAGCCAAGTAGCGGCCCAACTTTAACGACCTTCAAGGAGAATAGACATGACCACGTTACCAACAGCACCGCCTCAAGCGGATTGGGGCGACGGCAAAAACCTAATCACCAACAGCAGCGTCAAGGCGTTCCAAAAGTGCCCATTCCTCTACTACATGCGATATCAGCTTGGCATCCAGTCGGTGCAAGAAAAGAAGGCGCTCCGCTTTGGCGGCAACTGGCACCTGGGGCTTGAGCTTCTGGGCAACGGCCAAACGCTCGATGCGGTCTTGGCCACGTTGTACGACGCCTACGAACATTGCCCCGACCATATCGACGCGACCGATTGGCAAGTCGAGTATTACACGCTGGCCTCGTGCCTGGCCGGGTACGTTTGGTGGAACGAAGCGCAGCCCGCGACGGAAGTAGTTCGCACGGAAATCTTGTTCAATCTTTCGATCAACAACCCCGCCACCGGCCACGCCTCTACCAAGTGGCGAATGGGCGGCAAGATCGACAAGATCGTACTCGTTAATGGCCGTCTCAAGGTCCGCGAGCACAAGACCACCAGCGACAGCATCGACCCGACGAGCGATTACTGGTCGCGCCTGCGGCTGGACAACCAGATCAGCTTCTACGTCCTGGCGGCTCGCATGGCCGGCTACGACGTGGACGGCGTGGACTACGACGTACTGCACAAGCCGCAAATCAAACCAGCTATGTTGACACAGGGCGAGAGCAAGGACTTTGTAGTTGACGGCAGGTACTACGGTGCGACGTTTCCAGTGACAGTTACCGGCTCATGCAAGGCCGGCGATCTGGCCGTGACGGTTGACGGCCTGCCAGTGGAAGTGAAGATCGGCGCGGAGCCGAAACCGACGAAGGCCAACCCTACTCCGCATTGGCCGTTCGCCATAAAAGAATCGCCGCGCATGTTCGGCGCTCGCGTCTTTGACGAAATCACGCATGTGAAAGACGACAAGCACAAAGGCCCCGGATACTACTTCGCCCGCCGCGATATCGCCCGCACGGAAGCCGACCTCGAAGCGTTCCGCTATGAGCTATGGTCGATCATGCAGACGATCAATGAGATGACGGTCACAAAGCGGTTCTACCGCAACGCCGATTCCTGCATCGCCCGCGGCTCGGCCAAGTGCGACTACACCGGGATCTGTTTCAACCAGCTTGACCCTCTGACGGAGTTGCCGCCAGAGTACACGCGCATCGCGTTTGTCCACCCAGAGCTTGCCGAGGGGCTGGACACGGTTCAGGATTACGTCACAGAGACGCGGGATAGTCCCGCCGTCGCAACCCAAGGAGAATAGCATGGCCACGTTACCAGCAGCACCGCTAGCACCGCCGCCCGTTGCGGCAAGACCACCCCTGAAGCTCCCGCCAAAGGCGCCCATGCCCGCCGCCCCGCCGCCCATTGCACAGGGCACGGCCTTGAAGCTTTCGCGGCCGCAGGCGCAAAGGCAGAAGCATCGCATTCTACTCATCGCCAAGGAGAAGTGGGGCAAGACCTCGTTTGTCTCATGGGCACCGGGCGCTGGCGTCCTCATGGCGCAGGGCGAGACCGGGCTTACCACCTTGCAAGGCGCCAACTTGGCCCCCGCCATTCCGTGCGTCGTGGTGGAGCGATGGGCCGACCTTTTAGCGACGATCGACGCCCTCACTGTTGACCCGCAAGGCATTAAGGTCCTGGGCTTGGATGTAATCGGCGGATTCGAGCGCCTTTGCCGGCGGCATGTTTGCGACCGCGATTTTGGCGGGGACATGACGGAAACGGGCTTTGGCTCGTACCAAAAGGGTTTGTTTGCGACCGCTGGAGAGTGGTTCTTACTCTTGCAAACCCTCGACAGATTGCAGGAGAAGCAGGATGTTGTTGTGGTGCTGCTTTCGCATTGCAAGACGAAGAAGACTCCCAACCCACTGGGCGCGGACTATGACCGCTTTTCGTCCGATGTCGATGATCGGATTTGGGCGGCGACGAACGGTTGGGCCGACTGCATTCTGTTCGGAACTTTCGACTTGCGAGTCACGACCCAAAAGAGCAACAGGCCGGAAGAACTCAAGAAGGGCAAGGCCGTCGGCGGCAAGAACCGCATCATCTACACCGAGCCGGGCGCGAGCTTCGACGCCGGCAACCGTTTCAATATGCCTCCCGAAATCACCATGCCCGACAACCCCGCCGATATGTGGGGCGTCGTCTGGGAAGCCATCACCGCGTCGAGCAAAGAGCAGAAGTAATAACCCCTAACCCCTTTACGGAGCAATGACATGAACCTTGTAGATCGAGACGGAAGATTTCGTGGATATCCGACGGCTAGCGCCGTTACAGGATCCAAGGGCGGATTCCCGCAATTCGAGTTGGCGCTACGAGCAACCGAATTCTACGACGTGACGAGCAAGTCGTGGATCGAGTGGCAGGACTACGACCAGTCGATCACCGCGTATCTCGTCCTCCTGGGCGGCGACGGCAAATTGACCAAGAATTACGACTCGGTCAAGGAAGTGTTCAAGTGGGACGGCCAGGACATCGAAGCGCTGAATAACACCGACTACAACACCGTCTTGATACAGTTCTCCTGTGCCTCCGAGACCTACGAGGGCAAGAGTCGCCGCAAGGTGACGTGGATCGACCCCGCCGACGCCGACCCCAACCGCGCCGCCGGCGTGAAGAAGCTCGACACCGGAGCCTTCGCCGCACTCAAGAGTAAGTTCGGCCAGGCCGTCAAAGCCAACGGCGGTACGACTGCGCCCGCAGCGGCCAAGCCCCTGCCCAAGCCGTCGAGCCGGCCGTTGCCGCTTCCGACTCCGGCGCCCAAGGCCGCAGCCGCGCCTTTGCCCCCGCCGCCAACAACGTCGGCCCCCGCGCCCGCCGAGAAGTCCACCGTCGAGGCGGTCTGGGCGAAGTTCCAGGAGCTTAACGCCGACAAGAGCAACGAGGCGCAGACCACCGAGTTCTGGGCGAAGGTCCAAGAGCGGTTCAAGACCACCGACACGGATGCGATCACCGGCGAGCAGTGGTACGCCATGCTGCTCGACCTGACAATTCCGTACTAGCAGGCGCAGCGGACGGGAGTGTGCGGCGAACACCCAAAGATGAAACCCGGACACAAGGAGCAAGCACCATGACGCCCGAGATTATCGCAGAGGCTAAGCGGATCAAATATCACCTGGGCGACAAGCTGACATGCTCCGATGGTAGCATTGAGGTCATGATGGTGCCTACGATCAATGGCCGAGTCATAAACCCGTTGGATTACGGGAAAGACCTCGAATCCGCCGTGCGAGCCAAATGTCAACTGTTCGCGGATGCCATAAAGATGGTTAAGCAGATTGCCGCCTGTGACACGAAAGGAGAGATTACACCATGAGTAACATGACAAACGAACAGAGGGCGACACAGGCGGCAGAACAGATTGTACACAATCTTGAAATCTTCCGGCCCAACTGCGCCCCTGACAGTTTTGTCGAGGAGGCCACGCCCTACATACTCGCCGCCCTCGACGCCGCGACGGAGCGGGCGAATCGCCCGTGGTTGGTGACTATGGCTTTGGATGGCGAGCGATTTGACGAACGGGCAGATAATCGACGACACCGCCCGGCTGCCCGCGAGGGCGAGGAGAAAAATATGAGCTTTTCGTCAACTGATCTGGCCAACCTCCAGGCCCGCAAGGACGGCAAGCGAATCCAAAAGAGCGGGCGCACACACACGGAATTGGTGAACGCCTGTTTGAACCTGTTGAAGCTCTACCACGTATTCGCATGGAAAAACAACACCGGCACGTTGCCCGCGACGTACAAGGGTAAAACTCGATATGTTACTTTTGGCGAACCTGGCTCCCCGGACATTCTCGGAATCTGGCGAGGCAAGCCGCTGGGCGTGGAGTGTAAAGTCGGCCCGGACAAACTCCGCGACGTGCAGGTGGACTTCCACGCCCGCTTCCGCGAGAACTACGGCGTAATCCTTGTGGTGAGAGACAACGTGGACGATCTACTGGCGTTCCTGACAGCCCCGGCGAATAGCCCCAACGGGCGAACCTAAATCATTTTGGAGACGACAATGAGCGAAGTAGCTGATTTCTGCAAAAAACACGCGGCCTGTTCTGATGGCCGAGAATGGGCGAAACAGTACACGACGATGGCCGACGTGTGGGCCAATTGTAAAAACCCCGACTGGATGTTGTGGATCATGGGCAGAGCCAAACTTGGCACCCCGCGCCTCTGGCGACTGTTTGCCTGTTGGTGTGTGCGCAATACTCCTCTGGCCGATGGCCGCAAGGTCTGGGATCTACTGACCGACCACTGCAGCCGTAACGCCGTTGAGGTGGCAGAGCGACACGCGTGGGGTAAGGCGACAGACGAGGAGTTGGCCGCCGCCTGGGCCGCCGCCAGCCCCGCCGCCGGGGCCGCCGCCTGGGCCGCCGCCTGGGCCGCCG